ACTATACCGAAAGATCAAGATATGTCACTTGTAACGCGTGCATGAAGGCATTGGCCGAAGCAACTGCAAAGGAGCGCCAAAACGGATAAATGGAGAGTACATATTCCAATGTCAGGGCTTTTTGGCTTTGATTATAGTATAATCGATATGGATAACAATCAAATATGTAATATATCAAAAGATAATGTTTTCAATAATGATACAAACGAAGCCAACGCACGGCTCATAGCCGCAGCGCCTGATTTGTTAGATGCATTAAAATGCGCAACTGCATGCTTGACTAAGTACAACGATGTTTCTTCATTTAAATCTTTTGTTGATAGATGGGAACAAGTAATTGGCGAAACGGAGGGGAAATAATATGCTTTTAGTATCATTCACTTACCTTGGCGAGATGGTAAAGGTTGAGGTAATCGGAAACAATATCGAAGGTAACAAGATCAATGAAAATGAATATCTAAAAAGATTATTAGGCAAGGATCCCTCTATATTAAACAAGAGGGATTTGATCTATAACGAAACATACGAATGGTGTCTTGCCAATAATGACTTTCTAGATGACAAGATCACCCGTCAATCAAATTTTGTTTTTAAATAGGAGGGCATTGCAATGGCAAGACCACAGAAGAAAAGGCTGAGGAAGGTCAAGGACAAGATAATCCACGCTGCAAATGATATTAAGACAGAGATGACTGATAAAGATACCTTACCAGCAGTGAAAGAACATTTGGAAGAAGTGCGCAGTTCGTTAATCGAATCGACGAATTGGCTAACCAAAGCATTGAACTTCAACCCCAAATAATAGCCGATAACGTGAAGGGCGGTGTGGTCATTCCCTATCTACCATACCACACACCAGCCCTTCGCGTCTGTCCCGGAATGGTCGCCGGGGCACTGACGAGGCAGACCCTCTGGCCGACAAAAGGAGAAAAACATGGTTAAAGGAAAGAATTGCGCAAAACCAACGCCACCGCTAAAAGGTGATAAGGAACCGAGAACCACCTTGGTCCCTGGAATGAAAATTCCAAAAGACATTGAGAAATTGGCTCTGGAGATGAAATCTGCAGAACTTGCCCGGAAGGAACAAGGCGCGATCGAAAAAGACAGACGCACAGACCTTTGTGTTTTGATGAAACAGAAAAAATGCAAAGCGTTCCAGCTCGAGATTGACGGGAGAGACTTTGAATTCAACCTTGAAGAGATGGTAAGGGTAACATCAAAAAGGCTGAGCGAAGACGAATGACTAACTATGGCTGCTCGGCTTCCGAAACAGCATCTTGGATTCGGGTGCTGCAAGGAAGCCGGGTCGCCATTTAAGGAGGACAAATAAAATGAATGAAAATGATTATACTAAAGCACCTTGGCGGTTTAACAACATATGGACGGATGAAGAACTTAAGAAATTTGACCCAGATGACGAATTGGATCGAAGCATAAAAGAAAGAATTTTGAAAGAGAGAGCAGAAGGGGTTTTTAATGATATCACTGGACCAGAAGGCGAAAGCGTCATTGAATATGCTGGCTGTGGTTCCCATCAAATGAAGATAAAAAAGCCAGGCGATCGCTTTTTGATTCAAAATGCTGCAGTTATGTTTGATATAATAATGATCGTACATAAACGCATTGATTTAGGCGATTGTATGACGATAAAAGAAATGGATAATCTTTATAATTTTATTGAGTCTGCCGGCAATGTTGGCGGTGGAAAACTAGAATTTAAAACTTTAGAACAGGAGGGCAATCATGGGAAAAACTAAATTGCTGACGCACTCTTCAATGACGTGCGCAAAAACGTGTTTGAAAATGTACGAGTTGAAATATGTCAAAGGCCTGCGAAGGCAGCGTGAGGAAACACCGCTCAGGGTCGGATCCTTGGTTCACTTGGGTCTTGAACTTGGCAAGATTCAACCTGTTCAGGATTACCCGGACTGGTGCATCGAAGACGAAGATCAATACAAATGGGATTGCGATCAGGCACTTGCGCAGGCTATGGTGCAGGCTTATCTCGAGTATTGGGCAGATGATAATGTCGAAGTGATATCCCGTGAGCAGGAATTCTATACCAAAATAATCAATCCTGAAACCGGTGGTGTAACTCCAAGCTTTGTTGCTGCCGGCAAGATCGATAAAACTGTCAAGCTTCCGGACGGACGCCTTGCCATTATGGAGCATAAAACAACTTCAGACAATCTGGAAGAGGACAGCCCATATTGGCGCAGGCTGATGATGGATCAGCAGATCAGCCATTATTTTATCGGTGCCCAGGATATCGGTATCGATGTCGAGACGGTACTTTACGATGTAATCAAGAGGCCGTCGCTCCAAGCTAAGTCAATCCCGATATTAGGCGAGGAAGGCCTCCCTATTGTGCTCGTTGATGAGACCGGTGAAAGGGCGATAAAAAAGAATGGAGAACCTTACAAGACAGCCAGCAAAGGAATGACAGCACAAAAGCGACCTGAGACTCCCGAAGAATACGGGATGCGAGTGTATACCGATATAAACGATCGTCCGGAGCATTATTTCTGCAGGCGTGAGATACCAAGGCTGGATTCAGACGTGGACGAGTTCCTTCACGAGCTCTGGCAGCAGCAGAAGATGCTTCAGGAATGCCATAAGAACGGATACTTTTTCCGAAATACATCGGCTTGTTTTAAATGGAACAGGCCGTGTGAATATTTTGATGTATGTACCGCAGGCGGACTGGACGATGATGATGAATTCGCACCGCTTGGATTTGAATTTAATGAGGCTCATACGGAGCTGGAAAGCAAACCAAAAGGAGAAAACAAATGAAGAAAAAGAAAATGAGTGCCCCTCCTCCAAGGAAGGGTGGTTCAGCCGTTAAATCAAAACCGAAAAACAGCAATTTATCTTTCGAAAAACCAGAAGCTGTTTTTACTCCACCGAAGCTGGTGGTTGTCGGAGTTGAAGGTTGGGGCAAAACATCCCTGGCTGCCCATATCTCAGATGTCGGATTGTTAATGCCATCGACTGAGACGGGATACAAAACTCTCCTGGGTATCGGAAGCGTGCCACAGGTTCCATGTTTGGTAACCGAGACATGGAAAGAAACATTAGATGCGCTTGATTCAGTTAGAGAATTTAAAGCGCTGGCATTAGACGAACTCTCGGGATTTGAAGCGCAGTGTCAGGATTTTATCTGCAAGCGTGACTATAATGGCAAATGGGATAACTTCGCAAACTGGGGAAAGGGATACAAAGTGGTCGCTCCTGAATGGAGAAAGTTCCTGGCCAAACTCGAGAGTCTCGATATTATGGTTCTTGCCCTTTCGCACTGTGCGATCGAGACTTTTAAGGATCCGATGGCGGACGATCACGATCGATACGTTTCGGCCCTGCACAAATCGACTTGGGGCTTAACCAGGAAATGGGCTGATGCCTGTTTGTTCGGGACGTTTGAATCGATTGTAGATGACGAAGGGAAAGGGATCGGCGGAACTGACCGGGTACTTTTGACAGAGCACCGGGATACTCACGATGCGAAGAATCGTTATAATTTGGATCCAGAGATTGAAATGCCCGACGATGCAACAGAGACGTGGGGTTTTCTTTGGAATCATATAATCGGAGAAAAGGAATAATTCTATGGGGAGAGGCATGCTGACTGTTTCGACGGATTCAGTGACCGAGAGTGTACTCGGCTCTCCCCATCATTTTTTTACTGTAAAGGAGAATTAAAATGATTGAACCTGGAACGTATACGGGAACCCTCAGAGGTGTAACCTTTGGGAAGTCAAAGAATACAGGAACACCCTGTATTGCCAGCGAATGGTATATCGAAGAAGCGGAAGTCACAAGGACTGTTTACACGTACCTCTCAAAAAAGGCAAAGAAGATTTCATTCAAAAAGCTTTCAATAATGGGCTTCAATGGTGATTTTGAGAATCCTGATTTCTCTGTTGAAACAACAGAGTTAAATTGCAGCCTCAATGAGTATATTGATTCTGACGGAAATGATCAGGAAAATGAAAAATGGGATTTTGCAAACTGGGGTACTGCTGGTGTTGATGAAGCAGACCGTAAAACTGTGAAGCAGATGAACGCTGAATGGAAAAAGGCGAATGGCTCATCGTCGTCTGCCCCGGCAAAGAAGGCTGCTGTCAAAAAGGCAACGAAGCCTGATCCTGAGCCTGAACCCGAAACAGAGGAACCAGAAGAACCGGAAGAGATCCCAGAAGAATCTGGCGATGCAGAAGAAAGCGATCTGTCTCCTTACGAACAGGCCTGGGATGCTTTTATAGAGAACAAAGCAACCCCGAAAGCAGTCAAAGGCCTTCAGACAAACAAGCGTCAGCTTGCGCTCAAAGAATGGGCGGCAATATTAGAGGAATCTGTACCTGATAAAGATGAGGAAGATTTTGATGATGAAGATTGGGAAGCTGTCCGTC